ACTCACAAATATTAGAAAGATTTTAGACAAGGCATTGAAAGATGGACAAACAAAACTCTCACCCATCCAAGCTTACGATATTGTTATGCACACCGCTGACGCTGTTATTTCTGGTGGGGTTCGCCGTAGTGCTACCATTTGCGTCTTTAGCCCTGATGATACTGAGATGGCAACAGCTAAGACGGGAACTTGGTTTATCGACAATCCACAAAGAGGAAGATCCAACAATTCAGCGCTTCTACTTAGAGATGAAACAAGCAAAGAGCAATTCACAGAACTTATGAAGTCTGTAAAAGAGTTTGGCGAACCGGGATTTGTTTGGTCAGACAGTACAGAGTTGCTGGTCAACCCGTGTGTTGAGATTGGTATGTGGCCTGTATGCGAAAAAACAAAAGAGTCAGGGTGGCAAGCGTGTAACTTATCAACCATCAATTGCTCTAAAATTAAAACAGAGCAAGACTTTTTCGACGCTTGCCGTGCTGCTACTATTATTGGTACGTTGCAGGCAGGATTTTCGGAGTTTGAATATCTTGGTGGTGCATCCGAAAGAATCATTGCAAGAGAAGCTTTACTTGGCGTAAGCATGACGGGGATCATGGAGCAGCATCAAATCTGCTTAGATCCAACCGCGCAAAAGCGTGGTGCTAACATTGTCAAGAAGACAAACAAAAAGATTGCAGAAATGATCGGTGTTAATCAAGCCGCTCGTACTACCTGTATCAAGCCAGAGGGTACTTCTAGCTGTATTCTAGGCACATCCAGTGGTATTCATCCACATCATGCCAAACGTTACATTCGTCGCGTTCAGGCCAACAAGATGGAACCCATCTATAACTATATGAAAGAAATCAACCCTAGAGCATGTGAAGAAAGTGTTTGGAGTAATAACGATAGCGATGACGTTGTTGGTTTTTGTGTAGAAGTTCCAGATGGAAGCAAAACTAAGAACGCAGTGGATGCTATTCAGTTGTTGGACTATGTAAAGTCTACACAGCAAAACTGGGTAATCAATGGCACTAACAAAGATCTATGTACACAACCTTGGCTTGTTCATAATGTGAGCAATACTATCAATGTAAAGCCAGAGGAGTGGCAAGAAGTAGAAAAGTATATCTATAAGAATAGAAAATATTTCTGTGGTATTTCTTTGCTTCCTATCTCTGGAGACAAAGACTATCCTCAAGCCCCGTTTACTACTGTGTACCTACCGAGCGAACAGGTTGCACACTACGGTGACGCATCATTGTTTGTTAGTGGACTGATTGAAGTCGCGCTCACGCTCTGGGAAGACAACCTGTGGACCGCATGTGATAGCTTGCTTGGCGTGGGTGAAAAGATCAAAGGTAATGGAAAGAAAGCTTGGAAAGACCGATGCAAGAAATTTGCCGGTAAATATTTTAATGGAGATTTAAGGCAATTGACCTATTGTATGAAAGATGTATATAACTGGAAAGAATGGGTTGATATGAATCGCGAATATAAAGATGTTGATTTTACAAACGTTATTGAAGAAACTAACAATGTAGTACCAGAGCAAGAAATTGCTTGCGCAGGAGGAAAATGCGAAATATGAATATTCACCCAGACGAACTAGCTAGAGAAAAACAGCTACAAGAAGCTCAAAGTAAAAAAACCTGTTTTCCTAGTTATATAAAACCTTGGAACGGACACCCGCTAAAGTTTGCCAAGCTAAATGATTGCGCTAAGATTCCCACTAAAGCAAACGAGTCTGACGCAGGCTTTGACCTGTACGCTTCGCACGGCGCTATAATAGAGAAGCATACCCATAAGCTCATTAAAACAGGAATTGCAATGCAAATTCCAAAAGGTTATGTAGGTTTGATTTGGCCGCGATCAGGAATGGCCTACAAGTACGGTATAGATGTCTTTGCTGGCGTGATTGATAGCGGCTACCGTGGAGATATAGGTGTTATACTTTATAACTCTCAATACAATGATTATAATATAGAAAAAGACGATAGAATTGCTCAACTTGTATTACAAAAGGTAGAAGACTTTGAACTCATTGAAGTGTCTGACCTTAACAGTACGGATCGGAACGAATCTGGATTTGGAAGCACGGGTACATAATGACGACTTTACCATTTAACGATCCTAATGGCAGAATATTTTACGCCTGTCAAGCCGTTCTTACAACAAAAAGAAACGTGTCAGGAGAATCTGATGCTACAGACGGGGTATTTCTCAACGGTGTTCAGTCTATAGGTATAAATGGGGACATGCCGTCTCAGTCTCTTTTAGACATAGGTAGAGCGCAAAGACAATTTCATTACTATGGTCAACAAAATTTTGAAATAACTATAGAAAGAAGAATAGATAAAGATAGTGACTTCTTTTATTTTGTAGATCCTTCTGATTATACCGCCGGTGCAACCGGTTACAAAACTAGTCACGCTCTTTATAAAAACAATCTACACGACAAAGGTTTTGCGGACAATGATGGTAAGTCTTTAAGAAATTATGATATTACTATTCTTTATGCTCCAGATAAGTATAGATATATAGGCTCTGAGAATGATGTAACGCCCTCAAGTTCTGACTCAGACAAAGATAAGATTATCTCTGTAACCTATAAAAGTTGCTTATTATCTAGTGTAGAATACAATATAGGCGTAGACGGCATTACTGAGTCTGTAACACTTTTTACAAAACAGTTTAGATTTAATAAAGACCTATCCACCCTTAGCGCTTATGGCATAAATGATGACTTACCACAAGTTGGTGAAGTTTTAAAAAGAAGTCATCTAGATATACTAAAACAGCCCGTTGACAGAAAGTCAAGACTTCCTCAAGAGGTTATTAGTATGTTTGAACTTGGTAATACCGAGTCTGTTTACGATGGTGATGATGGCGTTAAAAGACCTTTAAAAATATATGGAATTAATAATATAAGTCTTAGTCTATCTATTGATTACTCTCAAATACCAGACGTAGGATTCTGGAGAGGTTCTGAAAAAGACAAGGAGTATGAACAAAATTTATTTTCTTACATGAATTTACCTCTACAAGTATCATGCTCTTTCACTGGCATTGCCAGACGCGCTTTAGAGTATGGAGATTTTATATTTACAATAGATGGTACAGACGATGTATTCGTAAGAAATACAGACGTAACATTTGGGGCTTCTGGAGTAATGGACCCAAGCACAGGACTGAGTTTTGGCGGCGGTCCTTACAGAGACGGTCTTGATCCGAATAATCCTGATCCGCCAAAATATGGATCGCCTAAACCGCCATCAGACATATATAACAAGACAGATAGGCCAATAAGACTTGTTTTCGCTACATTTGATTCAGCGGCAAATGAAAATAAATACCACATAATAGATCTTGGCAATAACAACTATGTAACTAGTATCGCTACTACTGGCGGGGATACAGGAGGTGGAAATGTAGAAACAACAATTACTTATCAAAATGACCATAGCGATATGGTGTTGGTTAAGGATACACAAGTCAGGGATTTAATAAACGAAAAACCCTTCTAGTCAGTAGAGCTTCAATGAAAAGAAAAACCAAAAAACAAAGTAACGCACCTCAAAAAGTAAAAACAGTAGAAGCAAAGACGGAGAATCAAAAAGATTATATAAGATCTATTGTAGAAAACGATGTAATATTTTGCAGTGGCCCATCGGGGTCTGGTAAGTCCTACATAGCAGCGGGAATTGCTTCAGATCATCTTCATAGAGGGGAGATAGATCAAGTTTTAATATCTCGTCCTCTGGTGTGTACGGGAAAAGAAATAGGAAGTCTACCCGGAGATCTATTGGAAAAAATAGCTCCATATCTTTTACCTATGCAAGAAAACTTTAGACACTTTTTAGGTCGGGCGTACTATGGTATGTACTACAACGAAGGTAGGATAAAATACCAGCCGCTAGAAGTCATGAGGGGTTCTACGTTTCATAATACATATATGATACTAGACGAAGCGCAGAACTGTACGTTTGAACAAATAAAAATGTTTATTACCCGTATGGGACAAGGTAGTAAAGTGCTAATAAACGGAGACACTAGACAGTGCGACCTATCTAGAAGTGGACTATGGGACTGCATAGAAAAGCTTGAAAATGTAGAGGGTGTTGGAATTTCTACCCTTACAACTCAAGACATTCAAAGAAATGGTATTCTTGGTAGAATATTAAATGCTATGGAAAATTAGCGTGTAATACTAGCCACATTCTCCTAGAATATAGAGTCATCTACCATAAGGAGAAAATAATGCCGCTTTACGATTTTGAATGTAAGCAATGCAAATACTACGACGAAGTTAGACAAGCTTATGACGCTCCATCAATATTGGAGTGTCCATCCTGCAATAAAAAAACGCTACGGAAGGTTTTTATAAATCCTCCCTCTATATCTGTCAGAGGCGAAGCTAATACTATCGGTCAGTTAGCAGACAAAAACACTAGAGATATGGGACACTATGAAAAGCAGGAAAAATCCGCTAAAGATAATAAGAAGAACAACAGTGAGGCCCAACAGAAAAGAGATTTAAATAAAAAAATCAATGGCATGACAGATAAACAAAAGATTAATTGGATTAAAGAGGGCAGCTAATGAATGATTTTGAAATATCCGATAATCAAGTAGACAGAAAAATCTGCCCGCATCACGCCACAATAACCATGAAGATTGACATAAGAAAAATGTATGAAGATGGAAGTCTAGATAATCAGGTTATGGGGAACCGTCTCTTGTCAAAATACGGAATATCAACCAAGGCTCAGATTTGTATATCTGGAGCATCAGAAGCAGACTGTATCAAAATACTAAAAGAAAGGCTGGATAAATTAAATGGCTAGATGGGAAAACGAAGATGTGTCTGATCTTAATTTACCAGATCCACAATCTACAGAAAAAAAATTCTATGGAACAAGGGGTGTTGAGACAGAAGAAAAAAACGCCTTTGCTTCAGTATCGAATACTGGGAAGAGTGCGTTTTACTACGTTCTTTACGATAGATCAGAAGTTGTAGACGCTTATAACGATAGACTAACTAGATCATCTTCTCAGACTAGAAATTTAAGAAAAGTTTCAAAGAGCTGTTTTGATTTTTACATGAAGTATTTAAAAACTAAAAATACTTTATACCTTACCAGAGCCAGAAGAACTATGATGGAGAAATAAAATGAAGAAAGGACCGCTTTCAAAAACTGAAAAAACCTATATTGAAGACAATTCTGAGTCAGAAGTCACAGACTTGGCTGAACATCTTGATAGGTCTGAATCAGTCGTTTCAAAACACTTAGAGGTTGTTAAAAACGACAAAGAAATTCCAGACTCTTCCAACCTTTACGCTAGAGATAAAAATAAAGTTGCAACAATAATGACGGAGGCTGCATCTGCTGCTGGCGATGAAAGTAGGAAAAGGCCGTCTATGCCTAAAAAGTACAAAGGTATAATTCATAAAATAAAAGAGGACTAAAATGATTTGTACAAAGAGAGATGGGTACATGAGAAGGCTCATTATGGAGCATCTTATGATTAGTTGGATTGTTACTCTGTCCAATAACGAACGGGTTTACGGTGATTATGACAGGCCAAACTTAGACAATCCTTGGTCTAGGCTTTCAAATTATTGTAAAGAACAAAACGTTTTTCCAGTAAAGATAGAGCTTCATATGTTTGGCGCTCCTGCCAAAGTGTTTTTTGAAGATTCTAATGGTCTAGACGGTCTAGCGGTAATGCGGGGTATAGCTAAGGATCAAGCAATGGACGGTAGCCATTCTACCTCTTTCCAAACCTTGACCGTGTGCTTACTGAAAGACGATTGCTCTGGGATAGATATCGCTAAATATACTTGGCCTTACAACGAATTTGAAAAAGCTAAATCTGTCAGATCTATAACCGAAGACAATCTTAAATATATGATATTTAAAAATGACTCAGAAAAAATCAAGCACCCAGAAGTACAGAAGTATATCAACCAAACAGCCTTGTAGCGCTGCGCAATACTGTGCAGAATTGGTTTGCATTAGAAAAAGAGAAAGAGATAATAAGGGTAGTCTTGAATTTAAATTTTGGAATAAGTCGCAAAAACAAGAGTATGAAACTCAAATAAGATTGGCGTCTAAGTTAATTAAAAAATACGGAGAGAAATCTCTAGTGTCTTATCTAAATGGTTCAAACGGTAGAAACGTATACTCTTTAGGCTTTCTACATAACTCTAAAAAGTTTGTTTTAATTACTAGCTTTGTAGAGGATGGGGTTGCAAAACGATCCGAAGAACTTAAAATAGAGGCAAAGAAACCAAAGAAAGTTATAGAGATAGCAGAAGATAAAGAATATAAACCTAGAAAAAGAAACAAGAAGAAAACGTTAATGTCAAAACTTAGGGATACCGATGGCAAAAAAGAAAACTCCTGAATATTTGAAAAGTCAAATAAAAGAATACGGAAACATAATTAAAACAGGCACAGAAGTGCTTAAAGAAAAGAGCGACTACAAGGTAATTTCCATCAGTCCCGCTATTGATATAGCACTGGGCGGTGGGGTTAGAGAAGGGTGTTGGGTTACTCTTACAGGCGATCCTAAAAGCGGTAAGACAACAACTGCTATGCAGATTGCTACCAACTGTCAAAAAGAAGGTAGGCCAGTCATCTATCTAGATGCAGAAGGTCGTCTTAAAGATATGAATTTTCAGGTAAACGATTTTGATCCTGAGAAAATAGAAGTTATTGCACCAGAAGATAAGCCTTTACCGGCGGAAGAATTTTTAGAAATGGCGTATAAGATGATGAGCCATCCAGACTATCAAGGTGCTGTTCTAATCATTGATTCTATATCTTCTTTGATTCCGGCTAAAGAACTAGATGGAGATTTTAGTCCGGGCAGAGCAGGGCTACCAAAGATTTTGTCTATCTTTACAAAAAAGATCGGTCAGCTTCTACCGAGGCAAAGAGGTCTTGTTATTGCCATAACCCATTACATTGCTAATACGGGAGGCTTTGGTAAAGCTAAACTTTCTGATGGTGGTAATAAAATTCAATATCAAGCTGACACTAGGATGGAGATTGCTGGTGGTGGTGAGAAAATATCCGCAGTAAAACCTTGGGAAGATGCTAGTAAAAATAGAATTGGTCAAGTTGTAAACTGGAAAATCATCTGTTCTTCTATGGGACCGCCGGGAGGACAAGTTCAAAGTTATATTAGGTATGGTCATGGTATAGATTCAACTCAGGAGGTTCTTCAATTGTCGTTAGACCTAGGACTTATTGACAGATCTGGGGCTTGGTTTTCTTGCCCATTCCTAGAAATGAACAAAGAGCTTGCTAAAGAAATTGATCCAGATTTAGACGTAGAAGATCCTGAAAAACTTACCAAAGCTTTTAAGTTTCAAGGACAAGACAAGGTTTATAGTTTTCTAAACAGAAATACTAAACTTGTAAAGTCCCTAGAGACGATGATTAAAGAGGCTTTAGATTGAAAGTAATCGGGCTAGATGACCGAGAGTATAGCTGGAACCCTAAGTCTGGGGGAGGCAAGAGATCAAAGCTTCACCAAAAAGCAAAGAAAGTTCTTGACTCTTGCTTTCCCTATGATAGAATCTTAGAAGAAGTTAGTCTACCGGGAACCAGAACTGTAAAAAACAAGTCTTTGAGAGCGGATTTCTATATACCTAATAGGACTTTGATTGTAGAAGTTCATGGTCAGCAACACTTTAAGTTCAACGCATTTCACTTTAAAGATAAGTTATCATTTTTTAGAGCGCAGGCTAGAGATAAAAATAAAATAGAGTGGTGCAATATAAACGACATAAGAATAGTACAATTGAATTACAACGAGGATATAGATGAGTGGCGAAACAAGATTAAATGAGTTTCTACAAGCAATTGATGACTGGAAAAGCTCTAAGTATTTAGCGGAAGTAGAACCGCCAGAAGAAGCTTCTACTGCTCTCAATGCTGATTTTAATACAATTAAATCTTGGAGCGCGGAGACATGTAACATGTATGCCTTCAAGCTCTATGCTTACTCAGAATATATTGAAACAGAAAAGGTTAAAGAAAAAAACACTTTAGAGTGGGCAGAATCTTCTATTTGGTTTATAATAGGTAGCACGATGAATCAGTACGGAGGGCAGTATTCTAAATGGCAAGAGAAGTATTTCTCTGCGGTTAAAGAAAACCCCCTCGCTGCGGAGATACTAAAGATTAAAAATCACGCAGAAGCTAGAGTTAGAACACTAGAAGGTAAAAACGGTAGAATAATTAAGATGGCAGAAATATTAACAAATATGGCTAGGAGAAAATAATGAGTGAAGATCTAGTACAAAAGATGTTAGAACTTTTGACTCCTGAACAAAAGCAGGAGTTGGCAGCTAGTCTTTTAAAAGAAGATAAACCAAAGGAGGTCAAGCCTACAAAAAACGCAACAGTCGCAGATGATTTTACCATGTCGCAAGACAAGCCATCAAGCAACTCTACTCAACTAGAGGTTAAGCAAAGGGTTAACCTTTTTAGCGACGATGGAACTGAGCATAAAGATGATTTAAATAAAACGCCAGACATCAAGCTTACAGAAAGAAAAAGACCGCCAGTAGAAAAAGTTTCTCAAACTTGCTCCACCTGTAACTCCGAGTTTCAGATTCATCCTACGCACAAAAGAGAAAACTTTGTTTGTGATAACTGCTTGAGGTCAAGGTCTGTATGACAAATAAAACTTTGGAAGATCTAGCATCAGAAAGAGCCGTACTTGCGGCTCTTTGTCAATATGGACTAGATTGTTATCTGGAAATAGACTTCGTGGATGCTGAACACTTCACCAGCGACATGAATCAGTTGATATTTCACTGTGTCCATAAATCAGTTTCTGAAAACTCAAAAGTAGAACTAGCCTCTATACTGTCTGCTGCAAATAGTTTAGGTGTGTATGAGTCCATAAACAACAAAGATGAGATTTCTTTTATAAGATCTTTGTTTAATTTTCCTATACATAAAGAAAACGCAAAGTCTCACGCCATAAAGATAGCTAAACTTAAACTTGCGAGAGATTTGAAGAAAACTTTAAAGGCTTGCGAAAAAGAACTAGATGCTACTAGTGGCGATGAAGATGTTATGGATCTTATATCTAAAGTAGAAGCTCCTATTCTTGACGCCACTGCGGATATATATCAATCATCAAATAAGAAAACTGAAATCATTGGTGAAGATATTGATGATTATATCGAGTATCTTTCTGAGAATGTATCTGACAACGTAGGTATACCTACGGGATTTCCTAGGTATGATGCGGCTATTGGCGGTGGCCTTAGAAGAAAGTGCGTTGATCTCATAGCGGCTCGCCCCAAGGTCGGTAAGTCTATGTTCGGGGATGCGGTAGCTATGAATGTATCTAGGATGGGAGTCCCTGTTCTAATGTTAGATACAGAAATGAGTAAAGAAGACCATCTTAATAGAATGCTTGCCAACCTTAGTGGAGTAGACATAAATAAAATTTCTACTGGTAAGTTTACAGAAAACCCACTAGAAAAAGAGAAGGTAGAAAAAGCTGCTCAAGAACTTAAAGAGATACCATATCATTACATTAGTATTGCTGGACAGTCTTTTGAGAATATACTAGCCCTCATGAGAAAATGGATCTATCAACATGTTGGCTTTGACGAAGCAGGCGTAACGAATGACTGTTTAATAGTTTATGATTATCTAAAGCTGATGGGGTCAGAAGGTATTAGTAGCTCAATGCAGGAATACCAAGTGCTTGGTTTTCAAATAACTCAACTACATAACTTTATGGTTAAGTACGATGTTCCCTGCATAAGTTTCGTACAGCTAAATAGGGACGGTATTACCAAGGAGTCTACAGATGTAGTATCAGGCTCAGATAGGTTGATATGGCTTTGTACTAGCTTCTCTATCTTTAAGATGAAATCAGAAGAAGAGATAGCAGAAGATAAGATAGAAAATGGAAACAGGAAACTTGTTCCCGTTGTAGCTAGACATGGTTGCGGATTAGATGACGGCGACTATATTAGTATGAATATGTTTGGAAGTATAGGTAAATTATCAGAAGGTCAAACAAGAAATGAGCTTCATAATAACGCAAGGGCAAGAGAAGAAGGTTTTGAAATAAATGAAGAAATTGACTCAGGATCAGATATTGACGGTGTGTGATAAGCTTTCGGAAGACATTCCATCGCTTTTAGAATATTTTGAAATAGAGGGTATAGAATATCCAAACAGACACTCTTTTCCTTGCCCAGTTCATGGTGGCGATAGCCCAGAAGGTTGTAGCGTATTTACAGATGGGGACTCCGCCGTTGGTAACTGGCGATGCTGGACAAACCAATGCGAACAAGATTACCAAAGTAATATATTTGGATTTGTAAGAGGGGTATTATCCTACAGGGAAGGTAAAGATCTACCATTAAATACTGTCTATAATTTTTGTTTAGATTTTTTGAAACTAGATGAATCTAAGTTACAGGTAAAAGAGCAAAGTTCAAACAAAGAGGTTAAGCTACTAGAAGTATTTGAAAGAAAGATTGAAAGAAAAGCTCCTACAATTTCAAGAGATCAAATACAATCTACTATAAATATACCGGCGGAATATTACATCAAAAGAGGATACGATAAAGAAACCTTAAAAACATTTGACATAGGAACATGTTTTGCAAAAAATAAGCCAATGTCAGGAAGAGTTGTTGTCCCTATCTATGATGAAAGCTATAATTATGTAGGATGCGTAGGAAGAGCTATAGATGAAAATCTGCAACCAAAATGGCTACATAGCAAGGGGTTCAAAAAAAACATTCTTTATGGATTTAATATCGCTCAGAATTTCATGGGAGATAAGGGTGTTCTTTTTATACTAGAGGGACAAGGTGATGTTTTAAGAATGTATGAATCTGGATTTAAAAATTCAGTTGGTATTTTTGGCTCTAGTATAAGCGACGATCAGCTATTAGTACTAGAAAAAAGCGGCGCTCTAAACTTGGTAATATTAACGGATTATGATGATGCTGGCAAAAAAGCCGCTAACCAAATTGTAAAAAAGTGTGGAAGAAGATTTAATTATTTTAGGCCACAAATTTCTAAAAAAGACATCGGTGAAATGACTATTGAACAAATTCACGAAGAGCTTAACCCCCAATTAGAGAAGGAAAACTTGATATGACTACTAGAATTTTAGCTATAGCCGGAAATAAACAGTCCGGGAAAACTACATGTAGTAACTTTATACATGGCTATCAGCTTAAATCTCATAACATAATATCGGGCTTTAGTATAACAGACAAAGGCGAGCTTGTTGTAGCTACAGAATTTATTGATTCTAAAGGCGAAAAAGAACAAGGACACGCTCTCCTAGATGTTAAGAGAGTAGACTTAGATTTTTCGGAATGGGCCGTTTATAATATGTGGCCCTATGTAAAAAGCTATTCTTTTGCAGACCCGCTAAAAAATATTGCAACAGAACTTTTTGACATTAAAGAAGAAAACGTAAGAGGTTCTGACATACAGAAGAACGCTAAGATACCAATCACTTGGGAGTCTATGCCGGGAGTTATAACATGTGCTAAAATTGCCAAACTTGCGCCGGTTAAAAAACTTATTGATAATGGCGACTTAATGTATCATAAAAAGGGAAAGATGACAGGTAGAGAGTTTCTTCAGTTCTTTGGGTCAGAAGTCTGTAGAAAGATCTATGAAGAGATTTGGGTTTCTAGGCTTGTTAAAGATGTAGAATCAGAAGGTCCGCTACTTGCGGTAGTTGATGATTGCAGATATCCAAACGAAGCTGAAGCCATTCAAAATGCTGGCGGTAAAGTAGTTAAGCTAATGCGATCAAATCATAAAGACTCACACAAAAGCGAAAATGCGTTTGATGAAGATTTTGAGTTCGATGCGGTGATTGATAATAGAGACATGTCTATTCAAGAGACTCATATAGAGTTGATAAAAGCTGTAGAAGACTGGGGATGGTTAGGATCTCCAATCCCAGAGTCTCCATCAGAAGATGAGCCGGTTCTTGTTGGTGGCATCCATCAGTTTAGAGAGTCAGAATGATAGTAACATACATTAGATCCTCTAGCTATGGTAATTATGATTTTTGCCAAATGCAATATTTTATGACTTATGTTTTAGGGTATAGGTCAGAATCTGGAAAGAAAGCTCAACTAGGAACCGCTTGCCACAAAGTGATGGAATGTTTAGCATCTTGTAAAAAAGAGTTACAAGACAATCCAGACAAGAAAGAGTTGTCAATTATGGATGACGCTATCGGAGAAGTTAGTTTCACGCCAAGAAAACTAAAAACTAAAAAACTTGTTGCCGATTTACTAAGCCGTAGTTACGAACACTATGGATCTACAGATAGTCATAAATACTACCCTGCGGATTTTAAGTTTTGCGAGAAACAAATAGAGACAGCTTTAACTTTTAATGATGGTCAATTCGACCCAAGAAAAAGAGATATAGTTGACACAGAGCCTACTTTTGATATTGCCATTGAAGAAGACTGGGCTAAGTATGAATATGAAATGCCGGACGGAAACACCATCACGGGCAACTTAGCTATCAAGGGAACTATTGACTTAGTTACTAAGATAGATGATGATATAATTGAGGTAGTAGATTGGAAGACAGGACAAAGAAAGAATTGGGCTACGGGTGAAGTAAAAACATATGAGAAACTTCTTGACGACGCTCAATTATTGCTGTATAATTATGCCATCTCAAAACTTTATCCAGACTACGAACAGGCTATTATGTCTATCTTCTTTACTAGAGACGGTGGACCGTTTAGCATGTGCTTCGACAAATCAGACCAAGATAGATTCTTGGAAATGCTTAAAAAAAGATATGAAGAGATTAAAGATAACATCAAACCCAGACCAATTAGTAATAGTCGTAGGGACTTCAGATGCCAAAAACTTTGTCACTTTTATAAAAACAATTGGCCGGGGACGAATACTACCATGTGTGAGTATGTAGAAAAAAAACTGCATACAATAGGTCATGAAAAAACACTTAAAGAATGTACTAACGAAGGTTTTAACATAGGATACTACGAGGCTCCGGGATAATGGCAGAATTAATTGATTTAAATAATGAGTTTGATTTAGGTAATAAATTTACACTAGATGTCGCTACTAAATTTAGTGAAATGCTAGATGATAAATACAGAGTTATTGTAAAGTACGATGCTCAGGATTTGCCAAAATTTGGCGATAATAAATTTAATATTCTAATATCTACGTCTAGAGAAAACCATCAAATTCCAGAAGGGTTTTTTAATGATGATGTATTTTTGATATTCCAACATTATCATACGCTGGATAGATGGGAGCATTGTCTAGATACACCTTTAACGTTCCCTCTTCCACTGGGTCCGTTTAACGATTTTTATCAAGATATTGAAATAAAACCATTATCTCAAAGAGAGTATGATTTTACATTTGTCGGACAGATACCACATACTGGAACTAGAGACTCTTTTAAAAGAGGTTTAGATAAACTAGTTTCTGAATCTGGCGATAAATTTAAATACAAAATTGAGTTTACGGATGGATTCGGTAGGGGTTTAGAACCGAAAGAGTATATGGAGCTTTTATCAGAGTCTAAACTATCTTTATGTCCTGCGGGAGCTTACAGTATGGAAACGTTTAGATTTTTTGAATCCACACTTATGGGCGCTATACCTGTTGTAGATAGACTTCCAAAGTTTTGGTATTATGAAGAGGCTTCATTTTTTAAGGGTAGCTGGGACGTTCTAGACAACACCCTGTCTAAATCTCTAAACTTTTTACAAACTTCTGAATGTAGAGGTTTACTTCAGGGTTTGGCTATGTATAATAATAGCGTACTTAATATTGACAGTTTAGCATCTAGGATGAGGCAAATTGTAGATCAAAGACATGGAAATATGGAATCTTCTAAGGAATATCTTGAAAATTTGAGGAATGTTTTAAAAGATGAATTGGACTCCGATAAACTGTAAAACACACTTTAGCTTACAGCAAGGGTTTTGTAAAACAGATAAACTAGCAAAAAGATGTGATGAGTACGGCTACACCGCTTGCGGTATAGCTGATCTTGGCACTGTCTCTGGCGCTGTAGAATTTCATCAAGAGTGTAAAAAGCGGGGCGTAAAACCTATTATTGGATGCGAGTTTGACGGTTTCGTTCTCTATGCAAAAAACAAAGATGGCTGGTTTGACTTGGTTAAATATGTATCAAATCAAAATGTAGACGTTTTAAAAGAGATAGCAGAGAATGGTAATGTTCTATGCGTAACCCCCAAGAAAAACGGATTCGCTAAGATATTTAAGTCTAATCACATTAAGATGGATTACGCTCAGGAGGCTATCTACTATGTAGATAAAGAAGATGCAGATTGTCATAGGATTATGCTATGTAGTAAACTTAAAAAGACTCTTGCCAAACTAGAAGGCGTGGAGCATGAGTTCTCAGAATTTTTCGACGGAGACGATAGATGGTATCTACCAGATATGACAGACTTATCAGTAGGTCACGAAATTGAAAAAAGATGCGAAGAATATGATCTTGCAGGACCGCCCATGCTGCCAGACTTTGATTGCCCAGAAGGGTTCGATCAAAACGAATATTTGAAAGAACTTTGTCGCCACGGATGGAAAAAGAAATTGATTCCTTCCAAGAAGGTTTACTTAGATGTAGACAAACAAGAATATCTTGATAGAGTTAAAACAGAACTAGAGGTTATTTTTAAGGCTGGACTATCTGGATATTTTTTGATTGTGCAGGATATTGTAAACCATGTTAAGGACAAAGGATGGATTGCTGGACCGGGAAGAGGCTCTGCTGCTGGATGCTTAGTCTCTTATCTGCTAGGGATTACAGAGGTAGATCCTATCGAGTACGGACTAATTTTTGAGAGGTTCTATAACGAAGGAAGAAATACAGATGATTATATTTCTCTTCCCGATATTGATGTAGATGTTCCTGCGGAGCATAGGGATGAAGTTATTGACTATATCAAGGAAAAATACGGTCAAGAAAATGTTTCTCAGATGATTACGTTCGGCAGATTACAAGGAAGGTCTGCGTTAAAAGAGGTTTTAAGAATCAGTGATGCTGTGTCATTTTCTGAGATGAATGAGATAACAGATTGTATACCAGACGAAGCGCTTATCTCTGATCAACTAGAGTTGATGGACAGGGAAGATAGATCTATCATAAGATGGGCATTAGAAAATGAATCAGAAGATCTAAAGGGATGGTGTAAGATAAACGAAGAAGGTAAACTAGAAGGAGATCTAGCTAAGTTTTTTGAACAGGCTATTAATATTGAAGGCACAAATAAATCTCAGGGAAAACACCCCGCTGGTGTAATCATATCAAAATTTAAGCTTAGAGATGTTTGTCCTATGGTAAAAGACGCCACGGGTAAAAACATAGTTGGCTTTGAAATGAATGACTTGGAATCTCAGGGGCATGTCAAGTTTGACATTTTAGCTATTGATCTATTAAGTAAAATTATGGAAATAACAAACAAAGGAGAATAAAATGAAGGCTACAGCAGAAGATTATAAGTCCGTAATATTTTCTGGTTGCTCTATTGAATCAAACAAGGTTCATATTTGCAACCTAAGAAATTATAATAAAAGACTTGTTGCAGATAATGAATATCAAGTTTGGTCTGACAAGCATAAAGAATACAAGCTATATAAAAATATAGATGACGCTGTTAATAAATTTATAGAACTAAAGGAAAAACGAGCATGAATTATAGAGACATAATAGTATTTGACTTTGAGACTGGTGGCAGAAACCCGTATAGCTGTCAACCTACTCAGATCGCTGCTGTAGCGATTCATGCTAGGAAGCTTGAACTTCAGCCCGGAGGCACATTCAACAGCGAAATCAGGCCAATTATAGACGATGACAAGGCTATTAAGGCAGGAGTTGATCCGCTAGAGGACGAAGCACTAAAAATCACAAGAAAGACAAGAGACGAACTAGCAAAAGCACCATTGCCAAAAACTGTTTGGCGTAAGTTCTCTCAGTTCTGCGACAAGTACAACTTTAAGAAAACAAGTTACTACGCCCCGATAGCTGCTGGATATAATATCAATGGATACGATATGCCTATTGTAGAGCGTATGTGTCAGCAATACGGACCTACTCACGCAAAGAATGGTAGACAGGGAATCTTTAACCCTATCTATACAATTGATGTTATGCAACATATCTACTGTTGGTTTGAAAACAATCAAGAAGTTAAAAAGTATAACATGGATTATATGCGCGACTATTTTGGCATGAGTCAGGCCAGCAAAGACAATGCTCACGATGCTTTGCAAGACGTAAAAGATACTGCTAATCTGATGATTAAATTTATGAAGTTACAAAGGACGTTATTAAAGAAGGTAAAGTTTGAAAAGACGTTTGCCAACGGGGAAATTTATGTTTGATATCAACGATTTTAACGATGATAATGTTTGGGATTTAATTTGTGAAGGACGCACCAAGGGAGTATTTCAACTTGAGTCTAACTTGGGAAGACACTGGGCTAAGAAGGTTAGTCCAAGAAGCATAAGCGAGCTAGCAGCTTTGCTTAGTCTGATCAGGCCGGGATGTTTGAAGGCGTTTAAAGATGGTAAAAGTATGACCCAGCATTACGCCGACAGAAAAGCTAATCTAGATCCCGTTGTTTACGAACATGAATCTATCGAGCCTATCTTGAAAGAGACTTATGGAGTTCTTGTTTATCAAGAACAGTCTATGATGATGGCTCAAAAGCTAGCTGGTTTTGATCTAAAAGAAGCTGATGGACTAAGGAAAGCTATCGGTAAAAAGAAGGCGGACTTGATGGAGCAAGTTAAGAAGTCTTTCTTAGAAGGTGCGGAAAAACAGGGAATTGTAAACAAAGATATTGCTGAAGAAATTTTTTCTTGGATTGAGAAGTCTAATCGCTATGCGTTTAATAAGTCTCACGCCGTTTCTTATGCGATCAACGCATACTGGAGCGCATACTGCAAAAACTATCGTATGCTTGACTTTTATACGTCTTACCTTAACAGGTCGGATAGGAAACCTAAGCCGCAGATTGAAATCAAGCAGCTTGTAATGGATGCGAAGTTTGAAGGAATAGAGGTTTACCCTCCTAGATTGCAATATATGTATACAAATTTTACAGATTCTAAAGATAAAATCTACTTTGGCCTAAGACATATCAAGAACGTTGGAACAAAGGAGTGTGAAAAGATAGAGGATCTTGTTTCTCAGCACGACATATCAAAATATAGCTGGATGGACGTTCTTGTAAAAGTTATAAATGGTTGTAAGCTAAACAAAAGGGCTGTAATATCTTTGATTTCTGTTGGAGCTTTTAATGGCGTAAACAACAGTAAGCACAGACAGGAAATGCTATACGAGTTTGACAGTTGGAAAAACCTTTCAGCTAGAGAGCAGAAGTACATAGAAGAAAATTACGATAGTAAACTATCTCTTAGTCAAAATATACAAATGCTAACTGAAAATTTTAAGATCACATCAAGAAGAATAGAAACGGTAAAAGATATAAAGAAGTCTTTAGATAGTCCATTTTATGATCTTTCAGACAGCGCGGCGACCATAGCGGATCAAGAGTTTAAGTTTCTTGGTTGCTCTATCACTTGCTCAAAAACAGATTATGTTATGAGTAGCCAAAATTTTATGTGCAAAGACGTATCTAAAGGTACTATAAAAGGTAAAGTAGTGCTTGCTGTTCATATAAATTCTCTAAGAGAGTACAAGACAAAAAAGGGTAAAAGCCCCGGACAGTTGATGGCGTTTCTAGCGGTTGAAGATTCTAGCGGTGAGCTTGATTCTGTCACGGTTTTTCCAGAAGCTTACAAGGAACATAAAGACGTTCTTATTGAAGGCAATACTGTTTTAATTAACGGCGAAGTATCTAAAAAAGACAAGACCTCCATAATAATAAATAAAGCAAGCCAAATATGAAAAAAATACTTTTCTGTACGGAAGCTTCTTGGTATGCTACCGGATATTCTGTATACACCAAAGAAGTTCTATCCAGACTTTGCCAAGTAGACGATTTCGAGGTGGCGGAATTGGGCTGTTACGCAGAAACATCTGAGTCACAAGAAAAAAATCTACCTTGGAAATTTTATGGCAATAAGCCAAGTCCAGACTCCCCAGAATACGCAGCATATAAATCGAATCCAACTGCTCAATTTGGAGATCAATCATTCAATTCTGTGTTGCTAGATTTTAAGCCTGATGTCGTTATGGATATTAGAGACTGGTGGATGATGGAGTTTGAGCAACGATCCCCCTTTAGAGATTTCTTTCATTGGTCAATCATGCCAACTGTTGACGCTACGCCACAGGCGGATCAATGGATCAATACATACGCTTCTGCTGATTCAGTTTTTGCTTACTCTGAATTTGGAAGAGATACAATGATTAATCAATGCGACGATATAAATTTTGTAGACATAGCATCACCGGCAGCAAGCAAATGTTTTACACCCGCTCCAGACAAGCCCGCGCATAAAGCTAGCATGGGAGTTTCTCCTGATTGTTTTATTGTCGGAACAGTTATGAGGAATCAAAAAAGAAAACTATATCCAGACTTGATGCAGTCGTTTAGAAAATTTCTTGATCAGACACAAGATCCTAATGCGTTTTTATACTGTCACACGTATTATCCAGATGTAGGATGGGATTTACCTAAACTAATTCATGAAAGCGGACTAGCTAGTAGAGTTTTGGTGACTTATAAGTGCAAAAGCTGCGGAAAAGTTTCCGTAGACTTCTTTCAAAACTCAATACAAAACTGCTCAAGCTGTCAGTCTTTAAATAACCACATGGTAGGCATAGCTAATCCTATATCCGATGAAGAACTTGCCGCTGTTTATAATTGTTTTGATGTCTACGTTCAATACGCGAACAGCGAGGGTTTTGGTATGCCCCAACTGGAAGCGGCTAATGCTGCACTTCCGGTAATCTCTGTAGACTATTCAGCTATGGAGTCTGTTGTAAAAAACATTGGAGGGTTTGGAGTTATTCCAAGTTCTTACTATGTAGAATGTGAAACGGGATGCAAAAGAGCTATACCAAATAATGAGGCTTTTATCAATTTACTAAAACAGCTACATGAAAAAAGGGATTTACTTCCAGAGATGGGTGCTAATACTAGAGCTAGAGCTTTAGAAAATTATAGCTGGGATAAAGCTGCGGATGCTTGGGCTAAACATTTTAAAACAGTAGAAAATAAAGATCCTGCAACCACTTGGTATTCTCCCCTAAACGCTCCAGCACCTAGCCCTTCGCTACCGCAAGGTATGTCTTCTACTACTGATGCTGTTAATTATATATTTACAAATATACTTCATAAGCCGGAATGGATAGGCGGATATTTGTGGAAAAGAGTACTAAGAGACGTATCTTTTGGTTACAGATGTGAAAACATGGATAAGCAATTTTACTTTAATGAATCCCATATCAAAAATCAAAGTAGCAATTCTCCATTTTCTATACAGCAAGCCTGTGAAGAGATGGCTAATTTTAGAAATCAATTAAATAACTGGGAACATATTAGGATACAAAAAATTCAACAGGAAATGAGTGCTAAATGAAAGTCTTATACATAGGAAATTATAAAGACGGAACAGGATGGGCTAACGCATGTATAAATAATATACTAGCGCTAGATGCTGTTGGAGTAGAGGTTGTGCCTCGCGCTATAACTTTTAACAATTCTGCCGGAAGCTGTCCCGATAGAATAGTAGAACTTGAAGATAATTCAGAAGTTGGTTGTGACATTTGTATTCAGCATACACTTCCCCATCTATATTCTTACGACTCTAAATTCAAAAACATAGGTTTCATAGCTACGGAAACCAGCAACTTTATTGAAAGTTCTTGGCAGCATCATGCTAACTTGATGGATGAAATTTGGGTTCCAACCCAATCCTGCAAAAACGCATGTATACAAAGCGAAATTACCCAGCCCGTAAAAGTTGCTCCACACTCTTTAGATATTTCCAAATACAATTCTGTAAAATATTTAAATCAAGGTTCCAAGATAGACAACCTAATCAACACGTTTAATTTTGTTTTTGTTGGAGAGTTTGTAGAAAGAAAAAACATACAAGCCTTGGTTAAAGCCTTCCATATGGAGTTTGAACCAGATGAACCTGTAAACCTATATATTAAAACTTCTCAGCAATCATTAGATTACGTTCAAAATTATTTTAAGCAGATTAAACAGGGTTTAAAGCTAAGGAAAGAATACAAAGAAGAAGTTGTTATATGTGGACAACTAGGAAGAGAAGATTACATGTCTACTATTTCTCAGTGCCACTCATTTGTAATGCCTAGTCGCGGTGAGGGTTTTTGTATTCCTGCTTTAGAGGCTATGGCTATGGGGATTCCAGTAATCTACACAGAGGGTACTGGCATGGATGACTTCTGTTCTGGATCTGCTGTCAAGTCTTCAGAAGTTCCCTGTTTTGGCGCTATGTCAACAATAGATTATCTATATACCGCTAATGAAAAATGGAGAAAAATTGACCTAGAAGATTTAATGGTTTCTATGAGAGAAGTTTTTATGAAATGGAATACAGAAATTGCTACAGAAGAAAGTCGAGAAGCTTTAAAAAGAGCGTCAGAATTTTCTCATAAAGAAATAGGATTGAAGCTCAAGGAGATTTTAAATGACGGCTAATGCGAACAAAAGAGCGATAAGAGCAATAGTGAGAAAGTGTGATCCCGATAGAAAGTTAAACATATTAACTTTTGCTACACACGAAAGATACGAAGAAAACCTTTGTAAAACTGGTCATAACTTTTATTCATTGGCTATTGGTAAAACTTGGGATACAGACTACGCTCCTGTTCCAGACAATTATCATATCATTAATACTATACCTGACTATATTGATTTTGACCTAATTTTGACGCATACATCGTGCGATAGGATGTTTAAGGCTCATCAACATCTAGCAGGCTCAGACGTTACTGGGGGAAACAAAACTGGAATCCCTATTCTCAGACATACCCACGTTCTTCCTGACGTTAGGTTTGACGTACCGTCTCAGATCGCGTCATTTCAACAGTATCCGAGAGATAAGGACTCGTTTATCTCGGCGTATAATATGGCTCAGTGGGGAGCGGATGGCGCGAGCGTTGTAGAACACGGCGTAGATACAGAGTTCTGGGGCGAAGGATGGGGTGCTAACAACGACAGTAGAGAACTATACTGTTTATCGGTTGTTAACGAATTTCCATCAAGAGATTGGTGTTGTGGGTTTAACCTATGGAGAGAAATGGCGTCACATACCCCTTGCAAAGTAGTAGGAAAATGCACAGGAGAACATGCAGGGTTTTCTCAACCTGCTCAGTGTAGGGAGCATTTAAGAGATATTTATCAAACCGCCGCCGTGTTTTTAAATACATCACTTCATTCTCCCGTTCCTAGCGTATTATTAGAAGCTATGTCGTGTGGATGCGCCGTAGTTTCTACCAACAACTGCATGATACCTGAGATAATTCAAAATGGAAAAAATGGATTAGTCTCAAACGATCCACAAGAACTAAAAGGGTTTTTGCAACTTCTTCTTAAAGATCACGATCTGGCAAAAGAATTGGGAAACAACGCTAGAAAAACCATAGTTGAAAAATACAATCTCGAAAGATTTGTTGATAACTGGAACAATCTATTATACTCTACAGTAAATGAATACAGGAACACATAATGAAAGTATATTTGTCAAACAAGCCTTCGCCAGACTCTTCTTTTAAGCACCATTCTAATTTAGCATCACTAGATAGAACGTTTTCTGATAGTGAAATAACTTCTTTAACGATAGATTGTTTCCTTTCTTCTTTTTCTTTTGTAGAATTGGAGCAGGCAATAAAAGAGGTGTTAAAAAAGTGTCGAATTGGCTGTGAAGTTACTATAATTGAGCCTGACTGCAATATTCTATTTAGAATGTATACGAGGGGCGATGTCGATTTAGCCTATTTTAATGAAATATTTTTTGAAAGTTCTAAAAAATCTATAATGAATACAGATAAGTTACAATCTATAATACCGGAAAACTTTGAAGTACAGCAGAAGTATATATCTGAATCTTCACTATCTGTATTAAAAATAAGGAGAGCAAGATGAGAGCGCAAACATCATGTAAAGGGTGTGTTTTTGCAGTAAAGCAAGTGGAAGCTTGGGACCACATTCAAGAGGAACAACAAACCGGATGCGAACTTTATAGATCTGAAAAACTTGGAGTTTGCGATACAGAAGAGGGTAGTTATGTCCTGCAAAGATTTTGTAACACATATAGACCAGAAGAATGGCTTTCTGAACTATCTTTAGAAGAATATAAAAAAAGACATCAAGTAGCTTTAAAAGAGGTCGTGCCAAGAATTGGATTTTTAATTATTTTAGATACATCCAAAGACACTGCCGAAAAATTAGTAGCTATGAAAAACCTTGAAAAAACTATCAAGGATATTAAAAACCAGACGCTACATCAGGCTAGATACTTGATGGTTGTTACAGATAAAACAGAATACAACACAGAGATACAGGAAATGCTTGTAAATGAATTTGATCATGACAAGACCCTGCATCATTTAATTAAAGTTTCTGAAATGCCAGAAAACAAAATGTTTCTTGTTGATGAGTGCTTTAGACACGCTAAGAATGGATGGATATATACAACAACATCTGGAGAAAGCGTTGATGAAGAACTGATTGAAAAAATTAATCAAAGAATAAACGTAGATATGAAGAGGTTATCTGTTGTTAAACCATATGATGATTTTAACGGTCTGCTATTCTCTACCCCTCTATTTAAGATGCTAAATGGCAACCATAAAAAAGCATACGAAACAAGTGACGGAGAACTAGAATTTGACGGAAGACCGTTTCTAGAGAAAGTAGAAGACATGAAAGACAACACCGGGGAAACACTAATCACTTGGGAGGAATTTAATGCCTCGTAAAGTAGCAATCATATGCGCCAACTATAACTACGGAAGATTTATTGTTGAGGGCATGAAAAGTATACAAAGGCAAACGTATAAAGGCGAGACAAGACTTTATATTGTGGATGATGGATCTTCCGATGACTCTTGGGAGAAGATATCAGAATTTGCAGCGAAATATCCTGATTTTGTTTTTGCTAAAAGAATTGAAAACTCTGGCGCTAGTGTTGCCCGCAATACGGCTATTGAAATGTGCTGGGATTGGGCCGATATTATTGGTGTACTTGATGCCGATGACGCTTACAAGCCAAACAAGGTGGAAAAACTAGTAGAAAAACTGATGGAGCATCCAGAGGTTGGTGTTGCTTATGGAGACTATGATATTCATAGAAAATATGATGACAAAAACTATGTAAAATATGAAGCAAAAGGCGCTTACTGTAGAAGAGGACTATCCCGAAGCTGTATGGTTCACAGCAACGCGCTCATTAAAAAAGAATACCTAGAAAAAGTCATTCTTCCAAATGGTGAAATCTTTGATAGCAGACTGCACGGCCCAGCAAGCCAAGGGTTTATCGGATGCACAGAAGACTACGATTTATGGTTGCGGTTGTCACACTACTGTATCATGTGTCACGTTCCAGAATCTCTTTCTATTGTAAACGAAAGCGGTCAAAATCAATCTATGAAAATGACTCCAGAAATTTTTCAACAACAAGCTCAAATTTTAGGTAGTCGCTAGTGGGTAGATTTACTAGACAGATCACAGCTTCTATAAGTGCTGAAAATAATAAGAATGATATGACAGTTATTATATTATCTGCGGGGGTTGGAAGTAGAATAAAATCAAATGAACCACGAAGCTTGATAAAGATAGGATCTAAATCGTTAATAGAGCATCAAATTGATATTATCAATAGTAATATAAACAATCAGGAAATAGTGGGTGTTTTTGGATACAATATAGAAAAGATAATTAAAAAAATATCCGGTAAATTAAGAGTGGTAGAAAACCAAATATATCATGAAACAAATAATTCAGAAAGTCTTAGATTAGCGGTAAATAATACCAACAAAAGAAACATATTATTTTTTCATGGAGATCTATATTTTAATGAAAAGGTTTTTTCAAATCTAAATTACAAAAAGTCGTTTCTACTGGTAGATAATAAAGATATGATGAAGCCAAAAGAAATAGGGGTGACGATACAAAATAATAAAGCTACAGTATTGTCCTACGGACTTCCTACTAAGTGGTGTCAAATAGCATTTGTTACTGGTAAAGAGTTAAAAATGCTAAGAAGTATATTACAGAAACTTCACGGAAGTCAAAAGAAACTTCTATCATTTGAAATAATAAATAAGATGATTTCTATGGGTGCTAATTTTGAATGCTACGAACCAAAAGACATGTCGATAATAGAGATAGATTGTATAAAGGATTTAAAGAATGAAAATTTTAATTTCTAGTGATGGCGGTCACGCTCACTATTTTCAAAGAATGGCTTGGGCTAATGCCTTTTTAGCCACGGGACATCAAGTTATGCTGTGGGACTGCAAAACAGTTCCGGCGTTTGATATATTTGACACTTTTGAGCCAGACTTGTTTTTAGGTCAATCCTACAACCTAGACGAAGCTTTAATAAAATGTATATATGAAAGGCCACACCTAAAGGTTGGTCTACGTGCTGGTGACTGGGGCGACCAAGAAAAAGAAGTAGACAAATCAAAATACAATATTTTGTTCTGCTCTAAGAAGGAAAAAGAATTACTTAAAAAACTGAAAGACGAAACAGGAAAACCAGACTTTGTACATATTCATTATAATGATGCCGACATTAAAAGAACTCATAACTATTTTGAAACCATCGGAATCAAGCCTGTATCGTTGATGATGTGTGCGGATACAGCAGTCTACAGCGGCGCTCAGGTCGATCCAAAGCTAACGTGTGATATTGGCTTTGTGGGTGGCTACTGGCCTTACAAGGGGCAGGTAATTGACCGCTACCTCACTCCACTATTAAATCCGCTTGATCGTTACAGCGTAAAAATATTTGGTAATCAAGTATGGGGTGTAAATCAGTATTGCGGGCTTATAGACGATCACGATGTAAAGAATTTGTTTGTTTCTGCGAAGATATGTCCAAATTTAAGCGAGCCTCATGCTCAGGTATATGGTATAGATGTAAATGAAAGAATATTTAAGATTCTGTATGCGGGCGGCTTCTGTATTAGTGATAATGTAGAAGCATACAAAATGTTTGGTGACGGTATTGTAATTGCAGATTCTCCAGATGATTTTAGAGAAAAGATTGAATACTATGCAAACACTGATGAAGGAACGATAGATAGATCTTTTATTATTAAAAAGGGTCAAGATTTTGTTACCGAAAACCATACAGGATTTCACAGAATCGCAACAATCATGAAAGAGTTTGGATATGAAGATTTGTCTTTTGGTATTTTGAAAGCTTATAAGGATTCGCTAAATGAGCAAAAGTAAGGTTATTATTACAGGTGGCAGCGGCTTTCTTGGTAAGGCTGTAAACAAGACATTGAAAGACAATTTGTTTTATGATGTGGTATCTCTAAAGGGCAAAAGAGACTACGATTTAACAAATCAAAAACAAGTTGACTATCTATACAAAGAGCATGAACCAGATGTAATTGTACACCTAGCCGCTAGAGTTGGCGGTATTGGTGCAAACAAAAATAATCCGGGCTTGTTTATGTATGAAAACTTAGTTATGGGCATGAATCTCATAGAAACAGCCAGAAAGTACGGTAAGCTTCAAAAGTTTGTAATGGTCGGCACTGTCTGTGCTTATCCTAAATTTACGCCCGTCCCTTTCAAAGAAGACAATATTTGGAACGGCTATCCAGAAGAAACTAACGCGCCCTACGGAGTTGCTAAGAAAGCTTTGATGGAGATGCTGATCGCGTACAATGCTCAATACGGACTTAATTGTACAAATCTCATTCCTGTAAACATGTACGGACCTAATGATAATTTTGACCCTGCTATTAGCCACGTTATACCAGCCATCATATTAAAGATTGATAGAGCTATTGACAGTGGTGCTACAAAGGTTAATTTATGGGGGACGGGAGAAGCTAGTAGAGAGTTTCTTTATGTGGATGATTGTGCGGCGGCCATAAGAAAAGCGGTAGAGATAGATACAACGCCACACCCAATAAATGTTGGGACAGGTCAAGAGTGTAGTATTTCTATACTGGCGCACAAAATAGCTGATATGATGAACTTTAGGGGCGATATTGTCTTTAATTCTAATGGCATGGATGGTCAACCAAGAAGGTGTTTAGATACGTCTAGGGCAGTAAAGGTGCTGGGGTTTGAGGCTAAGACGGGACTAGATAGAGGGCTACACGATACAGTAAGCTGGTACTACAAAAACAAGGAAAAGTTTGTTGATTACTTCCATCATATTCAGTAAAGATAGACCGCTTCAGTTAGACCTATGCCTTAACGGTATAAAGAAAAACTTTAAAGATTCTAGTCAAAATATTGTTATACATAAAAATTCAGAACAATTTGATAAATCTCATCAAGCCCTACAAAAAGAACATCAAGATGTAGAGTTTTGGCAGCAGTCAGGCTCGTTATTTAAAGATGTATTACACGCTATAGTTGGCGCTAAAAATAATTTTATATGTTTCTTTACAGATGACGATATATTTTATAGAGAATTTAGCTGTAACGACTATGGTTTTTTAAATGATGAGCATTTAAGCTGCTTATCACTAAGAATGGGTTTGAATATATCAGAAAGATCTCACGAAGGACAAACTGCGTCTGATGTCTGCAACAAAGCTTGGAAAACTCAAAACGGCATGGTAGCTTGGCCTAAAACTTTTCATGGATACGGATCTTACTGGTCTTATGATTTGTCTGTAGATGGACATGTTTACAGAAAGTCTTCGATATTAGATATGATAGATGAACTTTGTTTCATACAGCCTAGATATAACTGGGGGAATACTCCAAACGTTTTAGAAAGTGCAATACAAAGATTTTGGGCGATTGGACCAAATTTTATGATAGCTCCACCCCATAGCGTTGTAGTGAACAGCCCCAATAATAGAGTGCAAAAAACACACGAAAATAAATCTGGAGAAGTACATGATTATAGTTCAGAGTTTTTGCTTGACAAGTATGAGTCTGGCAGTAGAATTGATCTAGAAAGTTTAGACTTTTCTGAAATAAAGTGTCCCCACACAGAAATTGACATATTAAAAGGACTAAAATGATATTTGATCTAAGTGCTATTGAGCAGCATACAGGTGTAAAAATTACAGGCGCAATTCATGTAGGTGCTTTTCTGGGTGAAGAGCTATCGCAATATAGAGGCTTAGGGTTAACGAATACAATATTGTTTGAACCTCAAAAGAAACTTTTCGATATTGTAAATTCTAAGTGTATCATTAAAGAAAAAGTCTTTAATGTAGCACTAGGGTCAGAAGAAGATGTGGTAGGTATGTTCATCTCGGATAGAGAAGGCGGCGTATCTAATGGGGCCGGAGCTTCTAGTTCTATTCTAGCTCCTAAAAAGCATCTTACAGAACATCCAGAAGTTACATTTCCGTCTAAAGAGTCTATCAATGTAAAAAGATTTGATAAATTCGTAGAAGAAAACCAACTAGATGTAAGCGAACACAACTTATTAAACGTAGACGTTCAGGGTTATGAGCTAGAGGTTCTTAAAGGTATGGGCGACAAGATTAACAACATACAGCTTGTCATAGCGGAAGTAAATAGAGATGAAGTGTA